ATCCAATATGACGGCGACACATACCCGACCATCAAACCCATGCGAACCAAACAGGAACCAAAACAATGAGCGCCACCACTGACCAGATCGCCGCCGTCATCTCATCCGTGACCGCTTACGCAGTGTCGGCTCCCGCCGCCATCAAAGCCACGACCGACGCCTATATCGTCGATACGCAGGCTGAGATTGCTAGCTTGATTGCACTGATCGCAGCGGCACAAGCGGCGCTTGCTATCCACCAGGCTGCATTGGCGCAGGCTGAGGCGTTCGACCCGACTGCTCCGGTCGCTCCAGTTGGATCGCCTATCGCTTCCGTTCCCGTCGCCGCCTGATCGAAGGGCGGTGGCTACGTTCACGGCGATCCTATTGGTTTGCCAGTTATCCACAACGCCGCCCGCAGCATGTGTTGAGAGTAACGCAGTCGATATGATCTCCATCCAAGTCGCATCTGAGTTAGGGTGCGCGCATGGATGGCAAGAGATGATTGCGAGGGGCGCGCTCAAGGATGGGATGAGCGGGCTGTATGTGAAGACTCTATGCCGTCGCAACAACTCGACATCTAAGAACTGACCATCCCATTGAATTCTAGGGTCCTTCCTAGGGGGGCGGGTATACGGGTTAACTTTTGGCCCGATCCATTTCTAGGTGAAACCCATTAAAACCCCTTTGCAGCGATAGGTCTATGGCAAAAACAGGCATCTCGATAAGGGAATTTGCCCGGCGAGATGGTGTTTCCGACACACTCGTACATCAGGCCCTGACGGCAGCATGGACCCTGGCCTGGTCGGATCGGCGTGGCGTCTCGGAAACCGCACCGACGATGCAAATGCAAAGAGCACTGCAAAGCCCTTTGCGAATGACATCCGCAAGGATGAGACGCCGGAAGACGCTGCTGACCGGATCGTAAATGATGAGGGCCGAGCGCCGCATTCGCTGGCCGAGGCAGAGCGGATCAAAGAGAACTATTTGGCGATGTTGCGCCAGCTTGAATATGACCAGAAGTCTGGCGCGGTCGTTGCGGCCGATGATGTCGCGCAGGCGGTGGCCGGAGAATATGCGGTGGTGCGAAACCGGCTGTTGAGCATTCCGGCCGAAGTCGCTCCTCGCGTGGCGATCCTGAAATCGGCGGAAGAGGTTCAGGCTTTCCTCGCCAAAGAAGTCGCTAAGGTTTTAGAGGGACTGACGCTTGACGGCTCTGGCATTGCAGCCGCTGGCGCGGGATCGATACAGGCGGGGCGCCGCCCGATTAATTGAGGCACTGCTGCGCGCTCGACGCGAGGCGCTAAAGCCACCGCCGATCCTGAGTTTGAGCGAGTGGGCCGATCAATACGCCTACCTCTCGGCTGAGACGAGCGCGCGGGGCGGAAAGTTTACAGCCTTCGCATATCAAAATGGCATCATGGACGCGATCACTGATCCGACCGTGCGCCAAATCTCGGTGATGAAATCGGCCCGCGTCGGATATACCAAGATCCTAGATCACGTCGTCGGATATTTCATTCATCAAGATCCGTCTCCTATCCTGATCGTGCAACCGCGTGTTGAGGACGCCGAGGATTATTCCCGAACTGAAATAGCGCCGATGCTGCGCGATACGCCGGTTTTGCAGGAAATATCAGGCGACCTGAAGGCTAAGGACTCGAACCAGAGAATCGCCAAGCGCCTGTTTCGCAATGGTTCTAGCGTGTCATTTGTCGGAGCCAATTCTCCGGGCGGCTTTCGCCGCATCACGGCGCGGATCATCGCCTTTGACGAGGTGGACGGTTATCCGAGCCAGGGTGCTGGAGACGAGGGCGACCAGATTTCCCTCGGAACCAAGAGGTCTGAAACCTTCTGGAACCGGAAGATAATTCTTGGATCTACGCCGACAGTCAGGGGTATATCGCGGATCGAGAAGTCATTCAATGAAAGCGATCAGCGTCGCTATCACGTCCCATGCCCGCACTGCGGACACAAGCAACTGATATCTTGGGACAATATCAAATATTCAAAGGATGAGAACGGCGACCTAGACGAAGCTTCGGTCTATCTGCTTTGCCAGAGCGGAAATGGATGCGTGATCGAAGAGCATCACAAGCCTTGGATGATCGACAACGGCGAGTGGATCGCTGATAAGCCGTTCAAAGGCCACGCCGGTTTTCATATTTGGGCCGGCTATTCGTTATTCCCGAATGCGGCTTGGGCGAACATCGTTTCCGAATGGCTGCGCGTCAAAGATGACCATGCGCAGCGTAGGACGTGGATTAATCTCGTCCTTGGTGAAACATGGGAAGAGGATGCCGAAAAGGTTGACGGCCATTCACTTTATGCCCGCGTCGAAGACTTCGGCCCGAACGGATGTCCTGACGATGTTCTGATGGTGACGTGCGGAATTGACACGCAGGACGACCGTTTAGAGGTCGAGCGCGTCGGATGGGGTGCCGGCTGCGAAAGCTGGTCGCTTGATTACCAAGTCATGTATGGCGACCCGAGCGCGCCGCAACTGTGGAAGCAGCTTCACGACTATCTGTTGACGCCGACCACACGCAGCGACGGTCGCGAAATCCCGGTCGAGTCTGCATGTATCGATTCAGGCGGACATTTCACCCGCGCCGTTTACGCATTTGCCAAGGAGCGGCCGGGACTCGTCTATGCGATCAAAGGGGCGTCAGATCCTCGCTCCGATGTATGGCCTCCGCTATCGACGAAAAACAGAAACAAGATTCGTGCGCCTGTGCATATGGTCGGCGTTCACGCGGCCAAAGATCACATTTACAGGCGGCTGAAGGATAAGGACGTAGGCCCCGGATATTGCCACTTCCCTATCGGACGAGACAATCGCTATTTCGACCAACTCACGTCCGAAATCGCCCGCTTTAAATACGTCAACGGGCGACCGCAAAAAGTCTACTCGCTCCCCAATGGCCGGCGCAATGAGGCGCTAGATTGCCGCGTCTATGCTTATGCCGCCCTGCTCGCCAAGAATGTCGTTTGGGGCATACGGCTTGCCGAAGATGCCGCGTGGAAAAACAAAACTATGCGCGTGCCCATACGCCGCGACGACAAGAATAGCTTTCTTGGCGAGCGTCGCAAAAACTTTCTTCAGAGGTAGTCATGGCCTGGACACAAGCAGACATCGACGGCCTCAAGTCAGCGATGGCGAAAGGTGTCTTGAAGATCAAGCACGGCGAGCGCGAAACCACGTTCCAGAACGTTGGCGACATGCAGCGGCTCTTGGCCCAGATGCAGCAGGAAGTTTCGGACGGCGGCCCGCAGACCACGCGCCGCACCGTCGCCGGATTCAATTCAGGGCTTGGCTGGCCGTCCTCGCGCGATTGGCAATATTAAACCCATGAACATCCTCGAAAAAACCATCGCGCTGGTTGCGCCACGCACCGCCGCGCGCCGGCTGGAAGCGCGCGCGCAGATCCGGCGCATGGGCGAGGTTCAAAACGTCTTCGAGGCAGCAGCCGTTGGCCGGCGCACTCAGCATTGGCGCGCGGTCGGAACCGATCCGAACGCGGAAAACGCCCCGGCGCTTTATCGCTTGCGCAATGTCTCCCGCGATCTATGCCGCAACAACTCTTATGCCGCCCGCGCCAAGCAACTGATCGCCCATAATGTTGTGGGCTCCGGAATTACGCCATCGGTCATCTGCCAAACGGAAGCCCAAAAGAAGAAAATTACGGCGCTGCTCAGGCGCCATTTTGAGTCCACCGATATTGACGCAGACGGCCGTCTCAATCTTTACGGCCTGCAAGAACTGGCGATGAAGACGGTAGTTGAGGCCGGCGAGGTTCTGATACGCCGCCGACCGCGCCGCGCATCCGATGGATATGCGCTGCCGTTCCAGTTGCAGATTTTGGAGCCGGACCACCTAGACCCGTGGATTAACGGCAAGCTGGACAATGGTAATTATGTGATTCAGGGCGTCGAATTCGACATCCTCGGCCGCCGCGTCGCCTATTACCTGTTCGATCAGCATCCCGGCGCAATGTATTGGACTGTCGGTCAGTGGAACATGCGCGGCAAGCGCGTTTCTGCCGATAATGTCTGTCACGTCTTCCGAGTGGATCGCCCCGGACAGGTGCGCGGAACAAGCTGGTTCGCTCCGGTTGTCCTGCGGATGCGTGATTTCGCAGACATGACCGACGCAAAATTGATGCAGCAGAAAATCGCCGCCTGTTTCTCGGCGTTCATCACGACGCAGGAAGGCTACGCGGCGACACCGACCGCTGACCAGCGCCTTCCGGTCGAGCAGTTAGAGCCGGGCATGATCGAGCGCCTGCGCGATGGCGAGTCGGTGACGTTCGGGACGCCGCCAACGACGCAGGATTTCGGCTCCTACAGTTCAGTCACCTTGCATGAAATCGCCTGCG